CAATAGCTAACGAATTAATTACATACACATCAAAAAGTGCTACACAATTTTTAGGTATTACTAGAGGTGCTAAAGGTACAGCAACTACTGGTACATCAAACGGTCAAGCTCACTCAACAGCAGCAACAGTTACAAACGCTACAGAATTTTCAGGATGGGGAGATGCAGTTGATGCAGGTACTGTTACTTTAGAACCAGGACTTTGGTCTTTAAGTAATTTTGGTGATGTATTAGTTGCAACCATTGCCAACGGTAAAACTTTTACGTGGGACTCTTCTATTGCAGCAAGATTATCTACAAGAGCTTCTACAACTACATCAGGTTTTCAAACTACCAATAATCCAACAGCTACTAGAGTTACACTTATTTCACCAACAACACGTCACTTAATCCATTTTGGAACAGAAACAACTATTGGATCACCTTCTACACAAGACGATATGTTTATAAGATTTTCTGAAGATGAAAATATAAATGGATACACACCAGAAGCAACTAACACAGCAGGCACACAAAGAATACAAGATGGTACAAAAATTGTAGGAGCTTTGGTTGCAAAAGAAAATATTCTAGTATGGACCGATAACGCATTATACACAATGAAATTTGTAGGTGCACCATTTACATTTGGCTTTGAACAAGTTGGTACAAACTGTGGATTGATTGGTAAGAATGCAGCAATTGAAATTGATGGTGTTGCATACTGGATGGGTAACAATGGTTTCTTCTCTTTTGATGGTACAGTAAACACACTACCCTGTAGTGTTGAAGATTATGTTTACGATGATGTAGATACAACTAAAGGTCAACAAGTTTGTGCAGGTATTAATAACTTGTTTACTGAAGTAACTTGGTGGTATCCAACATCAGGATCAGATTTTAATAATAGATATGTAGTTTATAACTATGGACAAAACAATGCACGATTACCTATGGGTAATTGGTACACAGGTGTTAATACAAATTCAATTAGAACTACTTGGATTGATTCATTAGTATATCCTAAACCATATGCTACAGCATACAGCAGTTCAGCTACAGGTTCTTTTCCTGCAATTATAGGTGAAACAGGTTTAGGTAGAAGTGTATTGTTTGAACACGAGTCGGGGACCGATCAAGTAAATCCTGATGGTAGTGTAACTACTTTAACATCTTTTATACAATCATTTAGTTTTTCATTACAACAAGATCAAGCAGAAGTATTTCTAGCATTAAGAAGATTTTTACCTAACTTTAAGGTATTAACAGGCAATAACCAAGTAACATTGTCTATAAAAGATTTTCCTGCACAAGACGATATAGAAACTGCATTGAGTCCTTTTATAATTAATGCATCAACTTTAAAAGTCGATACACGTGCTAGAGGTAGATATGCAAATATAAAAATAGAAAATACTGGGGTAGGTGAGTCTTGGAGATTTGGTACGTTTCAAGTAGACTTACAACCAGATGGAAGGAGAGGATAATGACAAAGGTCGTAGTAAGATTACCAGAACCTAAAAGAGAATATAGTGAAGATAACCAAAGACAAATTAACAGAGCGTTGACTACAATTATTGAACAGTTAAACTCTACGTACTTAACACAACTTAAAGAGGACTCGGAAAGATATACCTTTTTTGGATTAGGATAAAATGGCAAATATATATAAAAATGATAAAGTAAGTTTAACTAACACTGACAATACAACTTTGTACACAGTGCCATCAAACTCAAGAGCTATTGTAAAATCTATTTTAGTAGTAGAAGATAATGGTGGTGCAGCAGTTGTTAAAGCAACATTAACTAATGCATCAGGCACAGCATTTGTAGTAGATAATGATGTTAACTTAAGTGCTAATCAAAAAGAACAAGTATTGAGTGAACCTTTAATTATGTTAGAAAGTGAGATATTAAAGGTACAAGCAAGTAGTGGTCAAGCAGATGTTATTGCATCTATACTAGAAATTAACAGGGAGGACAGATAATGCCGTTTATAGAAACAGAAGCTTCTGTTAGGTATGAAACAATTAATGGTCAAAGAGTACCAGTAATTACACCTAAAACAGAAGTAACACTAACTAACACAGAAACAGGCCAAGAATATATGTCAGATGCCGAGGCTTTAGCAGACGTTCAAGACGCTAATACAGCTACCAAAGCAGAGCATATACGAAGGGATGTAAATGTGACTGTGGAAGAGATAAAGATAGGCGCTGGTTTTAATATCAGCGATTGACGAATGTTTAAAAACCTTGTAAATTGTGATACACTCGCCTTTTTACAAGCTTTGCGAACTTGCTGTCATCATATAATATAAAGAGAAACTATGGGATTTTTAAGAAGAATATTCAAACCAGTATCGAGGGTATTAGATAAAGTTATACCTAATGAAATCAAACCAGCATTACCATACCTTGCTGCGTTTGCACCTTTTTTAGCTCCAGGTATTATGGGGAGCAGTGTAGCATCAAGAGCTTTGATGGGAGGTGGTTTAAATATTTTTGGACAACTATCACAAGAAGGTAATGAAGGTGATATTAATTTATTATCAGCGGGACTCGGAGCGTTGTCAGGTGCAATGTCTACACCAGGAAAAACAGTAACGTCTGTACCCGGTGAAGGTGCATTTCCTCCAACAAATGTAGGAGGAGGTCAAGCATTTTTCAAAGGTATTTCTAATAGTGCACAAGGAACAGATGTAATGGCATCGGGTCAAAGGTTCCTTGGTGATACTTTAGCTAAAGGTTCTAATATTATGACCGAAGGAATAGCAAAAGGTTTATTTACAAAAGAAGGTGCTAAAGCAGCCATACTACCAGCAGCAACAGCAACTGGTGACTTAATGTTTGCACAAGCTAAACGAGATCAAGATGCATACGATGATGCAATGGCCGCAGAAGCAGAAGCAGATGCAGAATCAGATGCACAAAGAGCATTTGCAATTAGAAGAGCTATGGAAGCAACTGGTGCAACTGAAGAAGAAATAGAAGATGCAATCTATGCAGCAGGGTATAAAACTGGTGGTAGAGTAGGATTTGAAATGGGTGGATTAAATGCATTGTTAGGAGCTGCAGGAAAAGGTGAAGAAGAATCAAAATATATAACTAAAAAATCTGATACAAGTGAAACTGATACAATAAACAGAATTTACGAAGAACAAGGTGGTGATGGCCTATCTGCTTATTTAGAACGAAACCCAGATTTAAAAGATAAATATGTAATAGTTACAGATGGTATGAGTGGTGAACTTACAATAATGGAAAATAAACTACATCCAGATTTTATAGATATGGAAAATATAATAGATATGAGTAGTATGCTTGAAGAAAAAGCCAAAGGTGGTAGAGTAGGTTTAAGATTTGGTGGTATTGGTAATGCTGTTGAGAATATAGAAGATGCAGAAATGAAAGAGTCAATAAAATTTGCTATGCAAGATATGGATATACCAATAATGGATTTAGTTGAAGAATTTGAAATACAATTCAAAAGAAAACCTAATAGTTTAGAAGAATTAAAACAATTTTACAAAGACCGATACGAATATAAAGGTCCAGGTGATGTAAAAATGAAAGAAAAGATTAAAGAAAAAGTAGTTATGGAAGCTAAAGATGGTGGCTTAATGAATCTTGGTGGTAAAGAAATGGATTTAAGAAAAGGTGGCTTCGTGCCGATTGGTAAAAAAGAAAGAGCAGACGACGTTCCTGCAAGACTTTCTAAAAATGAATTTGTAATGACTGCCGATGCTGTAAGAGCAGCAGGCGGTGGTAGTGTTAATGAAGGTGCAAAGAGAATGTATAAAGTAATGAATGATCTGGAGGCAAGAGTATAATGTCTGATACAACAACAACAACGATAACAAAACCAGCACCGATATTAGAAGGTTCGCTTACCGCCTTTTTAAGTCAAATAGATAAATTAGGTGGAGGTGCACTTGATCCTAGATTAGATCCTAGTAAATTTACGACAGTTACAGATCCTGATACAGGAAAAAAAACACAGATATACAGAGGTATTGATACATCAGTCTACGATCCAAAAGTAGCTGGACAAACACAATTACAAAAAGATGTAGTAGATAGAGCAAAAGGTTTAGGAGCATTAACCGGTCCAGATGCATACAAACCTTTTATGTCTCCGTACCAACAAGAAGTTATTGATGCTACTTTATCAGAATTTGATAGAAATCAAACAATTCAAAACCTTGGTATGAGAGATCAAGCTATTGCAGCAGGCGCATATGGCGGTGGTCGTGAAGGTGTTATGGCTGCAGAAGCAGCTAGAGGTGCTGCAATGAATAGAGCACAACTACAAGCACAATTATTAAATCAAGGATTTCAACAAGCACAAGCTGCAGCAGGAGCAGATTTACAAGCACAACAAGGTTTAGGTCAGTATCAATCTGCACTT